TTGCGTTTTCACCCAAGTGTAAACTTGAGTATTTTGAAGTTTTTGGCGTTTGAGCAAATCTTCAAAAACAGCTTGACGGGTCTGCCGATCGGCGGCGGCAAAGGCGGAAGTGACTTTGATCCAAAAGGCAAATCAGATGCCGAAGTGATGCGTTTTTGCCAAAGCTTTATGACGGAGCTGTCAAAACATATCGGACCTGACCTAGATGTTCCTGCTGGCGACATTGGTGTCGGAGGTCGGGAAATCGGCTATTTGTTTGGTGCCTACAAACGATTGAAACAATACGATGCCGGGATTTTAACCGGTAAGCCACTAGACTTCTGGGGCAGTAAAAACCGCACAGAAGCAACGGGTTATGGCGCTGTTTATTTCGTTAAGCATTTATTGACAGACTTAGGTGAAACATTTGAAGGCAAAAAAGCGATCGTTTCTGGAAGCGGCAATGTTGCGATCTATGCAATTGAGAAATTGCAAGAATTAGGTGCGATCCCTGTCACATGTTCTGATTCCTCTGGTTTTATTTATGACAAAGACGGCATTGATCTGGCCTTATTAAAAGAGATCAAAGAAGTGAAACGCGAACGGTTGACGGCTTACGCCAAGGAACGGCCAACAGCGGAATATCATGAAGGGGCAACTGTCTGGGATTTTGATACTCCAGCGGAATTAGCCTTTCCTTGTGCGACCCAAAACGAGATTGATCTCTCGCAAGCCAAACGTGCAAAAGCCAATGGCGTCCGGGTCGTTTCTGAAGGCGCGAATATGCCTAGCTCATTAGAAGCAGCAGAATATTTTATTGAAGAAGGAATTTTCTACTGCCCAGGAAAAGCAGCCAATGCCGGCGGCGTAGCCGTTTCTGCTTTAGAAATGAGTCAAAACTCCCAACGATTGCAATGGGAAAAAGCCGAAGTCGATGCCAAATTGGATGATATCATGAAGTCGATCTATGAAGCATGCCGTGATACAGCTGAAACCTTCGATCAAAAAAATAATTTTATGTTAGGTGCGAACGTAGCAGGCTTTGAAAAAGTTGCTAAAGCAATGTTTGCTCAAGGACTTGTCTAAAATCACCTGACAGGCTATCTATCAGGAATTACTTGAAAAAAGTTGGAAAAAAACGTAAAGTAGGTAGTGTATGAAAAACTATTTTTTCAAGGAGGACAAATCATGTCACACATCAAGTTTGACTATTCGAAAGTAGCACCATTCGTGAACGAATACGAATTGAGCTACATGCAAAGTCAAGTTACAGCAGCAGACAAACAATTACGCGAAGGAACAGGTGCTGGTAGCGACTTTTTAGGTTGGATCGACCTTCCTAAAAATTATGACAAAGATGAATTTGCGCGTATCAAAAAAGCGGCGGAAAAAATTCAATCTGATTCTGAAGTACTAGTCGTGATCGGGATCGGCGGATCTTATTTAGGAGCGAAAGCAGCGATTGATTTCTTAAATCATTCTTTCTTTAACTTGTTACCAAATGAAGAACGCAAAGCACCACAAATCTTTTTTGCCGGTAATTCGATTTCTTCAACTTACTTAGCAGATTTGATCGAAATCATTGGTGACCGTGACTTCTCTGTGAATGTGATCTCAAAATCAGGAACAACTACTGAGCCAGCGATCGCTTTCCGTGTTTTCAAAGAACGTTTGATTGAAAAATACGGCAAAGAAGAAGCCAACAAACGGATCTACGCAACAACGGATAAAGCGAAAGGTGCAGTAAAAGTTGAAGCAGATGCCGAAAACTGGGAAACCTTTGTGATTCCAGATGACGTCGGCGGCCGTTTCTCTGTATTGACTGCTGTTGGTTTATTACCAATCGCTGCCAGCGGAGCAGATATCGATGCCTTGATGCAAGGGGCAGCAGATGCTAGCGATGCTTACGCAAGTGACGACCTTGAAAAAAATGAAGCGTATCAATATGCAGCAATGCGTAACATCCTTTATCGCAAAGGCAAAGTAACCGAATTGCTGATCAACTACGAACCAGGCATGCAATACTTCTCAGAATGGTGGAAACAATTATTCGGTGAGTCTGAAGGAAAAGACCAAAAAGGGATCTATCCTTCAAGTGCAAACTTCTCAACAGATTTGCATTCTCTTGGTCAATACATCCAAGAAGGCCGTCGCAATATCTTTGAAACTGTCGTAAAAGTTGAAAAACCACGCAAATCAATTGCGATCCCTACACAAGAAGCAGATCTTGATGGTCTTGGCTACTTAGAAGGAAAAGAAGTTGATTTTGTTAATACGAAAGCTTTTGAAGGAACGTTACTTGCCCATACAGATGGGGATGTACCTAATCTGTTAGTAAAAATTCCTACAATGGATGCGTACACGTTAGGTTACACGATGTACTTCTTTGAGATCGCTGTAGGTATCTCTGGTTACTTAAACGGTGTGAACCCATTTGACCAACCAGGGGTTGAAGCGTACAAGAAAAACATGTTCGCCTTACTTGGCAAACCAGGTTTCGAAGATCTTGCAAAAGAATTGAACGAACGTCTATAAATCAATACTTTTACCACTCTTGCAAGTTGTTGGTGAACGAAACATGTTCGCATTAGTTTGTAACTGGTGATAGTTTTGGTGATAGTCGCAATTAAAAAGCACTCATTGCGAGTGCTTTTTTCTTTCGTTTTCGATGTAGTTTTCGAACTGCTCCATAGACCTCTTTTTGACTTCTGGTGAAATGTGGGCATAAATTTGCGTTGTTGAAATATCTTTGTGACCAAGAAAGTCTTTAATATCTTCTAAGGACAGACCAGCTTGTCGTGACCTGACTGCAAATGTATGCCTGCCATCGTGAACTCTAATTTTCGGCAAATCAGCTTTTTCAGCAATCCGATTAAATGCACCATTCACTGATCGATCACGAACTATCTTTCCTTTGTATCTCTTGCTGGTTTGTAAGAAGATAAATTGTTCGCCATCTTCAGTGGAAGGGAAGGTACCAAAAGTACTCAGGATATGATTTCTAAAAGCAAGGAGCGCTTGTTTGCTTCTTTTGGTCATAGGCATGCTTCTGATGCCAGCTGGTGTTTTTGGATCGTCAGTTATGATAGCATTAATGTTCAGACCTTTTTCGACTGATCCTAACCGTTCTCTTTCAATACTGATCATATTTCCTCCGAAGTCAATATCTTGCCACTGCAAACCCATTACTTCTGATTTCCTCAATCCTTGATCAAAGATTAGTAGGAAGAAGGGGTACCACAAAACCTCGGATTCTTTTTTCGCAAATTCTAAAAATCTATCAGCTTGCTGCAAATCATAATATCTGATCGATTCTTTTTTCTCAATCAATCTTGGAAATTCAACGAATTGAGTTGGGTTATCTTTTAAATATCCTAATTGAATTGCTTTTTTGAAAGCATTGCTGAGAGTTGCATTCACACTCTTGGCAGTAGTGATAGACAGTCCTTGTCCGCTTCTTCCTAATCCTGTCTTTGTAAGTAGTAAATTAATGAATTTTTGATGATCAGCTCGAGTATATTTGTTTAAAGAATACTTTCCAATATAGGGAATGATATACATCCTTATGTTGGCTCTGTGAACTACTCTTGTACCTTCTTTGACTGCTTGCTTATAATTGGTTACCCAATCTTCAAGAAATTCTTCTATAGTTAAGTTCTGTGGATTTTCTTTGAAATATTCTTCTGATGCTATTTTTCCTTCAATTATTTTGGCGTAACTATTTGCTTCATCAAATGACTTGAATCCTTTTTTGTGTATCTTGTTTTGTTTTCCTGTTCCGGGATTGATTCCATTAGAAATGAAAACTTCATATCTATATTGTTTTGCCTTTTTCAAATAGTATTTCTTTATAGAAGCCATTGGAGTTCTCCTTTCGTATTTTATAAACTTAATTTCGGATAAACAATCGAAATTGATCAAATAATTGCTCGAATAGCGCATTAATTCGAATTTAGACAAAAATATAACGAACATACGTTCTTTTGAGTGTAAAAAGAAAAGCCATAAGGCTAATCGTTTTTGTGTTCTTTCACTCTATTTAGCATTGATAGATTTTCTCTAATATAGTCACGAATAACTATTCTGTCGTGTTCAGTAGGAGGGTTCCCTTTATAGTCACTCGTGCTATCCAATGCTTGGTCAATTAGTTTATCAGCCTTAAATTTTTCAAACTCACTTAACTCTTCATAAACTTTGTTTGTCCAATCCAAGAAAGAAACCTCCTTTTAGGTATCAGAGTTTTGAAAGAAATGAACGAACATCAACTACTTTATTTCAAAATCTTTTGATCCAAAATCAGAACCTAATATATTTCCGGCTTTTAAGGTAACGGGAGTCTCAGCATCAGTAAGCGTATAGGCAACTGCATTTGAAACAGTACCTCCTGGCTTTATTGTTGCTGTTTGCGTATCAAGATATTGTTCATCTGGTAATGATGCGATGTTCAATTCATTTACCATATTCGGGTCATTGTCCTGAATTGCTGTGAAGTTCATAATCCATGCGCTTGTAGGATCTATATTTGTAGATTCATCGTAATCCTCCGCAACCATAGTATCATACCAAAATGCAATTACAGGACCATCACCGTACTCATTACCAGCCTCACCAGGTTGAAGCACTTTGTGATCGGTAATTTTTATCGAATATGCATTACCTTTCAAAATCGTGCCGTCGAAAGAAGCATCTGAAGCATTTGCAACAAAATTGCTGTCTGACTCTTCAGATATAGAAGAACTTTCAATAATTGAGCTTGAAACTGCTGTTTCTTCTTTCGAGTTTTTTGATGAACTGTTGCTTGAATTTTCCTGATTATCGCCACATGCTGCTAATGCTAAAGTAGAAATAAATACCAATCCCAAACTAACTACTTTTTTCATTATTTCATCTCCTAAAAATTATTAAATGATTTTAATACTGCTACAGTCCCATTCGGTTGGAATAGGAGAGTGTAGTTGTTTTCTGTTTTAATTCCGTTCCATTTCCTAGCATACCACTTCACTGCATCCTTAAACGTTACTTCAGAAACCTGCAAATGTTCAGCACATTCCCAAATAGAGATACATCCCGCTTCAAAACAATCTATGATGTCATAAGGTGACACTAGCATCACAGCACCAATATCTCGTGCTCGTCTTTCTTGTTTACGGTGATCAGGATCATTTGAATCTGTGATATCACCAACTGAGGTAAGGTAGTGAGCAATTTCTTCTGAAATAGTGGCAGCTAACTCAGTTGCAGATTGTCCAGGTTTCAAGTAAATTGTCTTTCCAATAATAAGGCCTTTTTGGTGATCTGGCATTTTTTCTTCAAACTTGTATGTTAGTTCATCATACTGAGCCATCAATTGTTCAGAAATATTCAAATACATCACCTACTTCTTGTTATGGTCTCTCATTTTGATAAATTCGATGAAGTCTTGTACTTCTTGTTTTTGTTTTTCAGTCAAATCATCATCAACGTGAGTTGCAATGAGGAGGTTAGGATCATTTTTAGTATTCGTTGAATCGGTTCTACCGTGCAAATAATCAAGGCTGACCTTAAAATAATCTGCTATTTTATTTTGAATATCAACATCAGGGGTACGTCTACCTTGTTCATATGATGAATATGTAGTACGTGCGACTCCCAAAATATCGGCCATTTCAGCTTGGGTCAATTTTTTTTGTTTTCTTAAATCCATAAGTCTGTGACCAAACATCTAAGCACCTCCAATGCTTCAATATGTAATAATGATACTACGCAATGCGCGTATTTTAAAACAAAAAAATAAAATGTGTCAAAAAGAATAATTATTTGTTGACATGTGTCAAAATGCGTAGTAATATAAAAGTACGCAATACGACACATTGAAAGGAGAATCATTTTATGGAAAATTGGTTAACTAAATTGCGTTTGGAAAAAAATCTAACTCAAGATGAAGTTGCTCAGTTATCAAACATTCCAAGAACAACATATTCATCAATAGAGCAAGGAAGACGGAGACCCTCTGTCGAAAAAGCTATGAAAATAGCAGATGCTTTAGATTTTGAATGGACTCTTTTTTTTGAACCTAAACTACGCGAAATGACACGTGAGGAGGTGGGAAAATGAAGGACAAACCGCAAATGATCAAAGCAAATGTCGATTCGGGATTTCTACCACGCTATGTCGAAATGATTATTCCTGCGATTAAACGCAAGTTTAGCATTTCAATTGGTATTGAAGGCGAACTGTTCATGAACCCTGGCGGTGTTGAAGAAATCATTATTCGTTTTTTAGCTACCGATGAAGTAGCACAGGACATTTATTCCTATATTGACGAAAAATGGCAGTTCGCCTCAACACCAGAACTTGTTGCTTAAGTTCATTTTAAACAACAATTGACCGTTTGTGCCAAAAACAATAACGAATAAAAGGAGTGAAAGCATGCCGAAAGCAGCAAAAATCGGTCGGACCTTAAAACTATCATTATTTCTTTCGGGAAAGAGACAGAAAGAATTAGCGATCGATGCAAGCACACCAAATGCCACAGTAAGTGATCATTTTAATGGAGCCAACGTCAATATTGATAAGGCAATCGAGTATTTAGAGGCAATGAAAGAAAATGGGTATCAAGCCACTGATGAATTAACAGGAGACATCAGTTATCAATACTTAGGTTTTTTTAAATCAATGGATGGCCAGCTGGCAGATGTTAAATCAACGAATGATCTTGAGATATTTCAAGAAATCGAGTCAGACGAAAGAAAGGAACGGAAGAAAGTAGTTCAAAGGATCGTAGCTGAATCACAAGTGAGAATGCTGACTGATGTTGAAAGAACTGAACTTAGAAATTACACAGATGAGTTTCTGGATGAAATTATTGTGGAAATGGCGATCGTTTTTTCTATCTTGAAGATTTTGAATGTCACTATCCAAGAGGCTATTAAAGATAGAATGCCTCACTGGATCAAAAAAAGATATATGAGGGGGTAACCACTATGAAAATATCTCAAATGAAGAATGTTGTGCCACTTGAGAGAAAAAATGAAGCGGTAGAGGTTGAGTGGAAGAAAGCAAAAGAAATCGCTGATTATCTTGGTATTTCAAGACCAACGTTATCTAAATTAACACATAGGGATGTTGATCCGATTCCTTTTTCAAAACTTAGCGGGATTCTTCAATATGATCTGCATAAAGTTAAGGAATGGGAAGAACGCAATAGAACTTTTAACTATAAGGAGGCGTAATTATGAAACGTTCAATTAAAGACACTTTGACCGTTACTTTACTTTTGTTTTTTGTAGTAGCTTTCACAGCAATCCACGTTGCAGCAGGACTTGTATTAGTTTTCTTATGGGGCTTCGCTAATGTTGTTTATGATTTAGCTGCTAAAGATTACCAAGACAAAGAAAAAAGACTTGCTAGCCGACCAAAGCAATAGCAAGTCATAAGAAGTTCTTACGAAAATATCTTTGTCTCCATTTTAAAACAGAAAAGGGGAAAACACAATGCCAACAAACGAATTGACCACAGAAATGAAGGTAGGAGTTATTTTTAACCCTTCTACTATAGAAATCCAAAACGAAGAGAATCTGCAGCAGTATGTTGATGAAAAAGTAGCCTTTTATGGATCGTTAGTTTTCAGCGAGGAGAATATGGCTGAAGCAAAGCAGTCCAGAACTGAGCTAAACAAAATTAAAAATATGCTAGATGATGAACGGAAAAAAGTCAAAAGCGAATTTCAAAAACCCTTGACGGAATTCGAACGAAAAATCAAGAAATATACTAGTCAGCTTGCACTTGTGATAGATGGAATCAAGCAAGATATTGATTCTTTCGAATCGAAACAAACGGCAATTCGATTAGAAAAGCTTCAAGAATTAATTTCCGAAATGATGGTTTCTCACAACCTAACAGATGATGATCTCAAAGATTTTGAAATTGATAAAAGTTGGTATAACGCGACTGCCTTTACAAAAAAAGGAGAGCCATCTAAAAAGACAATTGAAGCCATTCACAATAAATTGGGCTACATTGATCTCCAAAAACAGCAAATTTTGTCTAGTAAACAAGCGGTTAAAGAATTTGCCGAACTGTCTGGCTTGGATCCATACGCTTGGGAAAATCTTATTGACCGTGGTCTTACAACAGCTGATGTTATTGAGAAGATCAAACAATCAGTTGAGCAAAAACGACTTGACCTTGAAGAAAAAGAACGACAAAGAATTGCAAAAGAAGAATATGATTCAGCAATGTCTAAGCTAGCAAAAGAACAGTTTTCTAAAGTAAATGATACTACGATCGATATGGAAACAGGTGAAGTCATAAAAGTTCAGGAGCAATTTGAGCCGGAAATATTGACTTTCGTTTTGGAGGTTACCGGAACATATGAGGCTTTAGCATCAATGAATGAGTTTATGAAGCAAAATGATATTTCTTTCAGAAAGGTGGCTAAGTAATATGTCTAACGATTTGGCTATACAAAATAGCGCTATGGATTTGGTAATGAGCGCTAACATCGAGCAAGTATCTCAACAATTACAAGCAATTGATAATTTTCAAGTAGTTGTTCAGAAAACATTACGTCCAGAGCAAGACTACGGTACTATACCGGGAACTAACAAACCAACTCTATTGAAACCAGGTGCAGAAAAGATTTTGATGCTCATGGGTCTAACAAGTGAATATGAAATCGTTGATAAAGTCGAAGATTACACCAACGGATTCTTCGCTTACACCGTTAAATCTTCTCTATTAAAGAATGGACAACTTATTACAGAAGGATTTGGAAGTGCTAATACTAAAGAATCCAGATATAGACAGAACGAATGGAGCGAAAGTGAGCGTAAGAAAGTTTGGACAGGAGATTATCAAGATCCATATACACTGGTGAATACTGTGCTAAAAATGGCGAAAAAACGAGCACAAGTTGATGCAGCATTGACAGTGGGATCGCTCTCTAATGTATTTACTCAAGATGTAGAGGACATGAAGGATTTACTTAACAAGGAAAAGTTAGAAACTATGAATAATAGTGATGCTTCTGCTCTTAAAGTTACTTTCGGAAAAAATAAAGGAAGAACTCTTGGTGAAATTGCTAAAGATGATCGTTCATATGTAGAGTGGTTATCTAAGAATGCCAAAGATGAATCTATGAAACAAGCGGCTAGATTAGTGCTAAATACAAATGATAAATCAACAGTTGTTGATGAGCAGAATAAGAACAATAAAGTAGCCTCTCCGGATCAGATTGCCGAAATTGAATTAATGATTGAGGTTGTGTCTCAAGCATTAGAAACAAGTAAAGATGACCTATTAATGAAGTACAAAGCAAACATGTATAAAAAGTTTACCGAAGATCAAGCGAAAAGATTTCTGACCTTGCTTAAAAACCAGATGCCGAAAGAAGAACCAAAACAAGAATCAAAACAAGAAGCGTTATTTGATACCTATCAACCACACGCTGCAATACAAGGTGACCCCTTTGAAGGCGAAGTCCCTTTTCCAGAAGTCGAATACTAAAAGAGTGAGGGAGTTAAACTCCCTCTGATTAGGAGGAATAAGCGTGGCAAGACCAACGAAGAAAGGTCTTGATTATTTTCCTCTGGATGTCGATTTTTTATCAGATTTAAAAGTTCGAAGAATTATTAAAGCATGCGGTAAAGAAGCCGTTCATATTCTGGTCGCCCTGCTGGCTAATATTTATCGTGATGAGGGGTATTACGTTTTGTGGGATGACGACCTTGCGTTCTTAGTGGCTGACGAAGTTGGTACGAAGGAGGGCACAGTTGAAGAACTGGTTAGAAAAGCCGTGCAAGTAAAATTCTTTGATAAAGATATTTTTGATAAATACTCCGTATTAACTTCTAAAGGAATTCAAAACAGATACATTCTAGCCACTAAGGAACGTAAGAAAGTTGAGCTTGAATTTAAGTATTTGCTGACAAATGAGGTTAATCGGTCGAATATCTCGATTAATGGGCGGAATAACTCAGTTAATCAGGGGAATAATCAACAAAGTAAAGTAAAGGAAAGTAAAGAAAAGGAAATAAAAGAAGATGCTACTGCGAGCGAGAATGCGTCCCTTGAAACTTTCCAAAAATTATGGCTCTTTCCAAATGTTGTACAGGTCGAAGATCTGCTTAATCTGGTGGATATCTATGGCGATGAACTTGTAGAGGCTGCTATTAAACTTGCTGGTAGTAAAGATGTTCCTAAGAACCGGGCTATTAGCTTTTTAACAGCTTCTTTACAGGAATGGGCAGATGCTAACGTTAAAACGATCGATCAAGCAAGGGATTATCAACGAACTAGAGGCGCTAAGAAACAAGGCTATAATCAAAAGCCACTACGTGAGGAAAAACTACCTGATTGGGCTGTAAACGAACAGGGGGAAGAACAGTTATCACCTGAGCGTCAAGCAGAGCTTGATGCGAAACTAGCAGCATATCTAAACAAAACGAAGCACTGAAAGGAGCAGATGGCTTGAAAATCGTCATACCGATCACACCAAAACCTCAATCAAGGCCGAGGTTCACCAAGCATCGTAAGACTCCCTATGAGGAATCAGCGATGAAAGCATATAAAAATGCGGTTAAGTATCATGCTATGGCTACAAAGCCGCTGCTAATTGAGAAAGGCCCTGTGATGATTGATATTTGTTTCTTCGTATATCCACCAGCCTATATCTTGAAAGTGAAGAAAAACAGGACTTTGCTAGAAGAAGAGACTATGTATTGCGATAAGAAACCAGATATCGATAACTATTTCAAAGCAGTGACGGATGCGGTCAACGGCATTTTGTATAAAGACGATGGCCAAATCGCTGTCAATATCTGCCGGAAAGTATATAGCTTAAATCCAAGAACAGAAATTGCAATTAATCCACTTTAGGAGGGACCATCAATGAGAAGCAGAAGCATTAAAGCGCCATTCGAAGATTTTGGAGAATATGAATCAGCAAATGTTCAAGAAAAAGGATCTGTAAAAGTTGGTGAAAGCTACATTTGCACTCCGGGAAGCCCTTTTTCAGGTCAGATAAGAGCGCAAGTAAGTCGAATCTATAAGAATTCAGCACGAGTAAGGATCCTCAGCTGTATTGAAGAAAAAGATGATGAAATACAACGAAATCTTAACGATGTGACTGTAGTAAGTCTTAAGAAGATCCACGAAGTCTGCTAGAAGCGAGGTGGTCTTTACTTGCAAGAAAAATTGATCAATAGGACATTACTTGAACTTCAGGACCAGTTAAGCGGAGATCAATTGAAAAAGCTAAAAGATGTTCTAACGGTAGAATGTGCGAATTATTTGATCGTTGAGCAGAAAAATGAAGTTGTAATTTACGATGAAACTTCTGATATTGCAGCATATAAGCAATTCTTCGTTTCTAAGAAGATACAGGGACTTTCAAGCGGAACTTTGAATCTTTACATGCAGACAATCAATCTCTTTATGAGAAGTGTTAGGAAGCCATTCAGCGATGTTACTACGAACGACATTCGCTTGTTTATTGCAAACAGGGAAATGATCGATAGGGTCAGTAAAGGCACGCTCGCAAGAGAACGAGGTTGTATTGTTCGATTCTTCAAGTGGTTATGCAATGAAGAATATATTTCAAAAGATCCTGGGGCAAGAGTAGAGAATATCAAAGTGCCAAAGCGAAGAAAACAGGAACTCAGCGAGTTAGAAGTTGAAAAGTTGCGATCGGTCTCAGCAAATTCCAAAGAAGCTCTAGTAATCGAATTGTTACTCAGTACTGGATGTCGGGTTTCAGAATTAGTATCACTAAACTTCCGTGACTACGATCAAGAAAATGATTCTATCACTGTTATAGGGAAAGGCAATAAACAGCGAACACTATACCTGAATGCGAAAGCGAAGATGGCATTGAACCACTATCTGAAAGACGTGCCACATATCACTGGACCATTATTCTTTGGGCAAACAGTGGGCAAGGAAATGACATCAGCAGGAGTTCAGAAGCTAGTAAAGCGTTTGGGCAATCGAGCAGGTGTGGCAAATGTCCATCCTCACAGATTCAGACGGACTGCAGCGACCTTGGCAAGAAGACACGGGATGCCAATCGAATTGGTGATGAACTTCTTAGGCCATGAATCAATTGATACTACGTTGAAATATTCGATGATAGGCGACGAGGAACTCAAGTTGTCGCATCAAAAATTTGTTAGTTAAGAATCGGAAGAGATAACGGAATTGGAGGAAAACAGAAAATGAAGGCAGTAAAAGTTCTTGTAGATATGGACGCAGGCGAAATCTTATGCATGACAAACGATGATAAAAAACTAAAGCAAGCTATGTATCAGCAACTTGTTGACGGCGGTTATGAATTCGAAGACGACATGTATGAATAAAAAAACTGGGGAGAATATGATTTTGAAATGTATGAATACTCTCCAAAAAATGAAGACGACGTGAAACTAAAGTAAGTTATCGACAGAAATACACAACTAAGAAAAGGGGAAAAGATAATGATTGAATATCATACTTTAGAAGAACTAAAGAAACAAATTGTTTTTAAAAAAATTGTGAGTTGGGATTCCGATAAATTAGTTTTGGAAGATGGGACAGAAATTACAATTGAATGCTCGGAACAGGATTGTTGCGCTTGGGCTGGCGGATCGTTTACAGATGTGAAATTAGATGCCGTTATTACAGATATACAAATTCACGACAAAGGACAAGATATTTTCAACGGTGACGGTCATGATTCCTATGCAGATGTAATTATCTATCACAATCAAAATGAGATTGCTAAAGCAGAGTGTGAAGCTAACGATGGAAATGGTGGATATTACTATAGCGTTTGTGCTTTGAGAGTCAAGGATATGTGGTCTGTAATTACACAGGCTTAGTCCACTATCCACCAAAATA